ACCCGCCGTATCATCGGAGTATACTCTTGTTGACCCGTCTAAGTAATATCTTCTAACATTACCATTACCATCGTCATCAAAGAAATAATTATTAGTATCTCCTGAGATAAAGAATCCTGTTGTAGTCAATACACCTCCACCAGTACTGTTATGTCCTGAGTGAGGATTATATAAAGCATTACCAAAATTTAATTTAATAGATGACGCTGTTCCGTCTACTACTGCTGTATAATTTTTTCTTAACTTGACATTTGTAATATTTGAAAGAATAGATGACTCCGATAAATCTATTTGTGATGTTAATTGTGAATGTCTAAACAATGTATCAAATCCTGAAAGTTGATTATCATCATAAGATATAATAGATGCTCTTACTAATGTCTCTAAAGCTGATTTTGTTTGTGATGTTTTTGATGGATCATATTTAAATTTAGTGTCTATAAGAATTTGTAATATTTCAGCATCTACAATTTCGGGTCTAACTGTTAACACACTTAGTTTAGATAAATCATTTTTTAAAGATGTCTTCTCAGCTGTTGTTAAATTGTTTGAGTATTGTGAAGGTTTCAAAGCAACAAATACTTTTCCATATTGTATAGGGTCAGCATCTTCACCACCCCATACTGCTATTGAGTCAGCTCCTGGATAGAGTTCTTGTAATTTAGCTTTATAATCTTGAACTGTAACTAATCTGTTTTGAGAAGTATAGAACTTAGAAGCTGAGAATCTAATTTGATCTGGTGTTTCAATATCTTTACCACCAGATGAACTAATTGTATTCGTAAACGATACATCAGAATTCCCACTAATAGAAGTAGCCATATTAAATATACTAGCACCATTAGCATGATTGTTATCAGTAACTAAGTAAGAAATAGATATTTGATCACCGTCTTTAGGAGCTGCACCTATAACACCATCTCCAAAATACACTTCAAATAATCCTTCGTCATTTTCTTGAAGATAAAAAACTGTTGAAGTAGAATTGATACCTGTTAAATCACCTGCTTTATTCCATGCTGTAACTGTATTGTTTGAAGTTATATTAATTTTAATTGTTGATGTATCTATATTAGAATTCAAACAAGGAAATCTTTGATTAGCTATTTGATTATCGTATCTGTATAAATCAGTAGTTAAGCTTCCTTGATATACATTCAAATCTTTAAATGTAAAAGTTCCTGCTGAAGGTGTAATTGTTTGATTGTCTAATGCTATAAATGTATATGATGTACCGTCAAATACAGTTGTAAATTCGTGACCTCTATTGATTGTTAAACTAGCAGGTGTTTGACCACCGATTTTAGGACTTGTTACTGTTAAATCGAAAGATGCTTGGGATGCTGTTCTAGAACTTGGTGTATAACCTAATTCTTTCGCTCTCGACACAACATTCTTTCTTATCTGTGCTGTATCTAAGAACATCTCTGATGCAACCATATTAGCATTAAAGGCTGAGGTGTGTGCTGAGTAAGCGAGTAAGTCTACTAATACAGCTAAATTTGATCCTTCAAAATCATAGTCTTTTAAGACTGACTGTCCTTTTAAGTATTCTTTAAGACTTTTTGATACATCATCAAAATCTAGGTCTGTTATATTAATGTTTGAACTGTTTATTGTTGCCATTATCGTGTTCTCTGTAAAGTTATATTTATCTCATGTGGTAAAGGGTCATTTTGAATAACAATAAACATTGATACATCTAAACTGTTACCTTCTAAAAATGTTACGACATCAGTTACACTAGCTCTTGGTTCAAATTTATTTATAACTGCTTTTATATCATTCTCTAATATATCAGAATCAGTTGTAGACAATTCAAATAACATACCTCGTAGGTCAACACCTAAACTAGGTTTGAAAGGTCGTTCATATAAATTAGTAGACAATAAATTTCTTATTGATCTTTTAATCGAATTGATATCATATTTCAAAGTTAGATCACCACTTTGTGGGTGTAGTGTCATATTTGTATCAATATCTGTAAACCATCTACGAGCTACTCTTGAACTTTGATTTTTACTATTAAACTGTGCCATATAGTTATTTATGTCGGAAGTACAGCTGTACTTGCCTTACCTTCTGTTATATCTTCTGAAAAACTTAAATCGATTGTCTTGGGAAAACCTAATATATTCAAAAAGTCACAAAATGTAAATGTAATCCATTGTACTAAACCACCTAGACCAATCTGTTCAAAAAACTTTGTAACTGTTTCCATCCATTTTACAAGTAAATATCTAGGCCAGTTTTCACCAAAATCTCTAGCTGCTTCTAATAGTCTTTCTATCTTTCTCTCAGCAGTCTCTATTGATTCTTCAATCTTACCACCAATCAAAGATATTAAATCAAACCCAGCTAACTTAACCGATTCTAATTCTTCTATTAAGTCAGCGTATGTTGCTTTACCTTCTTCAACTTTCTTTTTCCAAGCATCAATTATAGCTTGTAATATTGATTCCACATTTAAGTCTGGTAATGGTATTGGTAGTTCTGGTAATCCTAACAAATCCCATATCTCATCAAAAAGATCAATTAATTTTTTAAAAGCATCTGTTAATAATCCTGTCATACCTCCGTTTAGTTTACTACGAATGTAAGACCATATAGTCTCTACTTTTAATTCTATTGATGAAAGACCGAAATCCCCTCCAAACAATTTATATGAGTCAGGTAACAAAGCCCAAAACTTATCCACAATCTCTGCTCTTTTCTCAGCTAACTTTTGTAATTCTTTTTGAAGATCAGCTGCTGATAATGATAAATCATCTTTCAGATTTTGAATCTGATTTTTCATATCATCTGTCATACCTGATAACTGTTTTTTAATGTCGTCTACACCTTCAGCTGTGAATATCTTTAATATATCAATCTGTAAACCTAAAACAGGTATTGTGAAATTTATAGGGACTAGTTTACTAATCAACTCTAATAATTTCTGTTGAACATACATAGGATAATCTTGTACTAATCTAGTAATCATTATTTCCCATTCTATCTCAGGTATTGATAGACCATCAAACTTAGGATCATAGATTGATAGAAGACTTCGAACTTCATCTAAGATATCTTGTATCTGTTTAGCTGCTTCTTCTTGACCTGCTGCTATAAGTTGAGCTGGTAGATTAGCTAACTGACTAAACATATTAACTAGATCACCTTTAGTAGGAAGAATAACTTTCGGGCACTCAAGTGGTGGTACAGTTATAGGACTAACTTTAAATGTAATTGTACTCATTATCCGTTCAGTTTAATCTTCGGTGCTATCATAGTAATATCATCTACAGAAGTTATATTAGTTTTACCACCAACTGATATATCCGCATCACCTGTGATATTGACTGTTACTTTACCACTTATGGTAACTGTATCATCTCCTAATATAACTGAGTACTTGTCTTTCACTACTTTCTCTATATAGTTTCCGTCTTTATCTACCTCTACTCTTGTACCCTTTCTATGATATAAATGTATTCTTTCTTTGTCTGGTGTATCGTCTAATTCTAATACATGACCTGATTCTGTTTCATGTACATGATTAAATGGATATACTGGTTCGACATAATCTCTTTTTGGTTCTCCTTCTTCTATCTCAATGACAGGATATGTTTTGTCATCATAGTCTCTTGCAAGAACATTAACATCAGAAGTACCTATGTATTCTGCTTTGGGATAGAGTTCTCCTGTTGTAAACCCATCTCGTCTTGGAGATTTATCTAACGCCAAGTTTAAACCATAAGTCCTACCACTATTATGTTTAGGATTTTTTCCGTCAGGTTTACCTTCATATGATCCTTTACTATCTAAACGAGGATCATTAAATCCTTCTTCGGTTGTTCTTTGA